CACTGCCAAGTGCATCTCCCGTACGTCGTTAGACGTACAGAGACCACAAGGTCTCCCCGGCCCCTTACGGGGCCATGATTGACAACGTCAATCAAGTCCAGGGGCCCCCTTAGTAGGGGGTTACCCACCTCGTTTTGATGTAGGCGGTACGAGGACGCCCAGCGCGTTCCAAGTGCCCCCTGTCAAAGCGCGGTTCAGCGCTCCGCTTAAGGAAGTACTTGAGTAGAGCGTGCTCACCATCTAGTTTGTCACTAGGTGATGAACTCGACATCACACACGCCCTTACCATAGGGACGTGCAGATGCTCGTGTTCTTTCTCAGAAACATAACCAAGAAAGGAGACACGACCCAACGCAGAGGAACTGGATTCGATGCACGGGAAATGTTTCAACAGATCCCGGAGCTTCTTATCCAACCACTCACAAGTTGCCCAACAACCGTACTGATAAAGTAGGTTGCGGAAAGCAACGAGTGAGACGGTCTCTGCAACTTGCTGCCGATGTGAAGGCCACTTACGACGGAACTTGACAATGGAAACGTCATGTCCATCGTAGTACTCCTTACCGCAAGACTCTCTGAACCTTCCGGTCCAGAATGACTTACGACGATTCACTTTTGCACCGAAGTACTCTAGTGAATCCACAACGGTATGCACATAATCCACAGGGACGACAATGTCGTCCCCGTAGACACGCACCCTGCCGATAAAATCAGAAAATTCTGATCTATCGGAAAAACGGTATCCTCGCTCTTTCTCTATCCCGATGAAGATCATGGTAAGGAAAACCATGGCCTCCAAAGGGAAGCAAAGAGCAGAACCCATAGACGCGAACTTGGAAAGGGGTATAACCCCATGACCAGGTACGTCAGCATGCGTTGAGCGGCACGCAAGGATAGCTCTCTGGAAGAGAGGGTTTCCATACGTTATGCTCTTCACATGCGTCAAAGACACGCGATCAGAAGCCTCACTCAAATCGAGCGTGGCCAGGTCTCCAATGGAGCCCTGCTGAGCCAGGAGTTGGTTAGGTTCCTGGGACTCAGAACTGATAAACGATCCAATTAAATCTTGGTTCGTAGCACGGGTTAGCGACTCGAGTATTCCTTGCTGTACATACTGTACAGAGGAAGGCTCTATCGCAATAATCCGAGGCGTGGATTGCGTCTTAGGTACTGAAATGACCCGAGAGGGCATCTCAGAACCAGGTTCTAGGAGGTCGACAGACTCATACCACTCCTCCGAGTGAAATCTTGGAGAAGGGCTGAGGAAGTCTCCACAGTGGAAGACATCCTCGAGTCTGCGGGTCCAATACGTGCTTTCGTACTTACCATTACTGGTAAGTCGATCAGCAGTCGCACCGGGCCCGTGTTTTGGAACTATCCGCTCAGCGTAGATATCTCTATCTACACACGAGAAGACAGGACCAAAAAGCAATCGACCCATGCGAGACAGTTCAAGAACATCAGAACTATCAAGCAAGGAGTCATTACTATCCACCTCCTTATCACAAAGGATATACTCACGCATAGCCTTGCGCTCCCGTGAGGGAGTACAAGGAATTTCTATCTTACTAAATAGCAACGTGAGTTGCCGTATAGCATAGATAGATTCAATGCATGGGCTTTCCTTGAGGATACCATTATCTAGGTCGAACACTCGTTCCGTGAAACCTCTCAGAAATGAGGGGAGACACGATCCTGACTTTCGGAAAGAAAGAAAGGATTTGGGAACAACCATCCCTTGGTCAAGACAGTACTGAAAGTCTTTTCCAAAGGAAGGAAGGGTAATCGTTAGAAACGACATACCCTCGTGTTCAGACCGACCTTGGACAGTTTTCATGTCCATGGTGGTGCTAGTGCTACATCTACTCGCCATTTCTTGAGCGAGTACATTCCAGAGTGAAATCAGGCTTTTCATAAGTCCTCCTGATTGGGGGTACTTATCCTTAGCCTATCACACTGAGGGCTCTTTAGTTTAGGTCAAAAGACCGAAACCGAAGAGGGCCAGAGCAAGACCTCCCAGACAAACCAGAACAATGGCAATAAGAATTGCCAAGAACTGATGTCCGGAAGTAGCATGATTATAGTCATAACCACGGCTATCCTCACGCAAGCTAATCTCCTTTCAAATAGGAGGTTGACGGAATAAAGGACAAAGAACAGAGTCCAGACAATAAAGTCTAAGACTCTGAACCAAGTACCTTTTCCGTGAGGGAGTACGTCGATGCTGAGAGAAGACCAACAAGGCCTTCAACCAGTTTCTTCGCCTCCGCTACGGTATATCCGGCAACGGCCGGCCGGTCGACAACCAAATACGCAGACATAGTAAAAGTCTGTTTCTTGGTTTCTTCCAGCGGGTTATTAGCCAACTTGCTCACGTCGATCCGCACAAGATGGCGCTTACGGTTCGAACCGTTTTCCTGAGTGGAAACGGTGAGAACGTTCAGCCCATCTGAGGTCTCGTACACAGAGCGAAAGCTCCCCGTATCTACACGGGGAGCCGTAACTTCCGTGCCCGCGACTTCTTTGAATTTCTGTGGATCGGTCAGTGCCATAAGCACACTCCTTTTGTCTAGACGGCGAACCGCCTGGTGTTGTAGTGAATCTACTACAGCAGCCTGGTAATTCCAAGTGCCGCAGTAATAGCAAGTTGGGTAGGTGACAAACCCTCCCAGCCTATGCTAAATCCAAAGGGAGATGCGGGAGATCTAACCTTACGGACACTTTCAGTGCCAATACGGTAGGTCCCCGGGGACGCAGTTTTCAAATTCCAGCCTTGTTCGCCGAACTTAGTTTTATAATAAGTTCCTTGAACATAGTCTGGAAGGCGTCCTTCTGCGACTATAGTTTCTTTGGATTCTTCCATAATATAGCCGTAGCGCATTACAAGACCGGCTAGTCCGAAGTTGGTGACGTTATTGATAACCTCACCGGCATTCGAGAACCAGTCGACGGCCCAGCTCCATGGAGTAAGCTCCCATAACAAATCGGGAGTAAGTGCTAGTCCGTAGAGTTGATCGGCTTCAGAGCCGAACCCTAGCGCCTTTCGCCAGCTGTCAGTTGACGAAGGTAGCGCATAGGTAAAAACTCCCTCGAACCAGCATTTAGTGTCTCGAACCAGAGACACCTTACGGGTTCCATGCTGTCCACTCCATTCTCCGGGAAAACCCGACCAAATGCCGGGTTCAATCTCGTTGAGTGAAGTAAACGAGTGTTGCAATGGATAACTAAACGTCCGGTGAGTATCTGATCCTTCACCACGGTGATAAGATTGCATCAAATCACGGTGGTGTCGGGCGGCCTTGACGACGGAAGAAACTTCTTCCTTCAGTGGGGCCCAACCAAATTGATAGTTGAGATACTCACTACCAAGCGCTTTAAGGGCTTGGGTCTTAGCACGCCACAACTGTATACCGGGAAGAGAGGGTATTCCCTCCCGAACCGATTCAGCCAATGACGTACCAAGATTGGACGCCGGGTTCACAGGATTACAGAGAGAAATAGCGGTGGTACCCTTAGATACGAGACCGGAAGTATCACTACTTCCGAATCCACGTTTGAGGTTTTTGTACCCGAGCTGTTTCATCTCTTCTTCGGTAGGCGCCAATCCTATAACAGGACCAGAGTACCATTTACCCTGGGACTGAAAATAGGCATTGGTGACATGGCCAGGGACATATATGTCCTTGACAAGGCTCGTGTAAAACGGGCCTCCCTCACGATAAGAACCGGTTTTACGGTCCTTAGGGTGACTTATCGACACAGTTTTCTGTGCCCCAAGTTTAGCATTCGTACGCCCGGTTACAATAACACCTTTGTTATTGAGCCAGGCTTCACTAGACATAGTTCTACCGCTTTCTCTATTTTCATAGAGATCACGGGTACGAGTGCCTTCACTTGACATTGCATGAGCTCCCTTTTTGTGAATAGTTGTCATTTCTGACAACCACTCTAGTGGATGATGCACTGCAGGCCCTGTATGGGAGGATTTCTCCTCCTTTAACAGGG